ACATACGGCTGGACTTTTAATTGATTCCCAATCACTTGTTCATGATGTTGCACGTCGTCAGGCATGCAATGTTTCAAGCACAACCTTAGGGTTCTTGGATGCCAGCATCAGCAGCGCAGCAGCCGGGCCGCTGGGTTTACGCTGGTGTTGTTCCCAATTCTGTAACGTTTTAACCTTGACCCGCAGCAAACGGGCAAATTCGCTTTGCGACAGACCAGTTTTTTCCCGCGCTGCGCGTGCGTCCACCGTGTCCGGCTCCACCACAAATACCCGTGAGGGAGCCATTTCTCCGCGCATGATTTTGTCCATATCCTTGACGCTTTGCAGCAAATCAGTAAACAGTTCCTTATCCATAATTGCTCCATCGTTCGACAACAGCTTGCAAGGCTTTGCGCTGCTCTGCGCTCAAATCAGCCTGTACATTTTTGGGGTACATCATCAGCAAGCCAATTTGGTCACGGTCATTGAACCAGTAGTAAATCACTCGCGCCCCACCGCTTTTACCGCGTCCGGGCAGTGCCAGCCGCACCTTGCGCAGGCCACCCGTGCCGGGCATGATGTCCCCGGCTTCTGGGTTACGTATCAGCATGGCCTGAAATTCGGCATAGCTGTCGTCGTCCAGCAGCTTGAGGAGTTGACGGGTAAACAGAGGGGTTTCGATAAAGACCATATCGTCATTGTCCCCCAGTGAGGGATGTTTGTCAAACGGAAAATTCTGTGGTAGAGTTCACTTATCTCGAAAGAGATGGGGACTCAAAACCCCATTACCAAGCGGAATACCGCACCCGTCAGTATCGCGGTTTTTTTGCGCCCGAATCATGCAGGTTATGGTCGGGAGGGCGACGGATACAACACCCCTCGGGGAAAGAAGTCCGCCTGGCTTGGTACAGGTTTTGAGCCTCCCGACCGCCTTGTTTTAAACGTCTCAAAACGTTTTAGCAAGGTATTTAAACCTCACCAAGGAGCGCAAAATGCAATCCCAAACCATCCTCGACCCGCGCCTACAAGACGCCGCCAATGCTATCGACATCGGCCAGGACAGCCTGAACTGGCTGGACGCGGTGTTACACGCCATCGACCTGCTGCATCAAAAAGAATTGCACAAAAAAGGCAGCAGTTCTGTTCACATAAAGTATCTGACAGAGTTGGGACGTTACGTCATCACTGACATTGGCAGTTATCTGGACGGTGAGCACGCAAAAATCATCAACAGCATCAAGGTTGGGGAGGTGGAGGCATGAACGCGCTGACCCTCACCACAGCCAACTTGACCATGACCAGCCGCGAAATTGCGGAGTTGACCGGCAAGCAGCATAGCAACGTTATGCGCGACATTCGTAACATGATGGATGCTCTAAGCATGGATTCAAATTTGAATCCATGTGCAAAATCAATCTCTTACGAAGGAAAGGACGGCAGACAGTATGAGCAGTACGAACTGGACAAGGACACATGCCTGACCCTGTTGCTGGGCTACGACCCGGCGGCACGCATGAAAGTGGTCAAGCGCTGGCAGGAACTGGAAGCCCAAGTCCAGCAACCCGCCCTGAACCCGGCCAACATGTCGCGCCTGCAACTGCTGCAAATGGCGATGGCGGCGGAGCAGGAACGGTTGGCGCTGACGGAGAAGATCGAGGAGCAAGCGCCGAAAGTCCAGGGCTTTGACCGCATCGCCAACGCAGACGGCTTGTGGTCGCTACGCGAAACCGCCACAACGCTCAAAGTCCCAGAGCGGCAATTCATCCTGTGGATGCAGCGCCATAACTGGCTGTACCGCCGCCCCGGCAAAGGCACGCTCTTGGCGTATTCCGAGCGCATCAAGGCGGGCTTGCTCGAACACAAGGCCGTGACGATTCACAACGACCGTACAGGTTCGGACGAAGTGCGCGAATCGGTGAAAGTCACGCCGTTGGGGCTGGCCGCGCTGGCAAAGCGGGTAAACGAGATGCAAGAAGCGGCGTAACTTGCTGCGCGCCCCGGTCGATCAATGGCCGGGGCGCATCGCTCCCGGCGCAAGGCATTATCCATTCTTATCATTGAAATCTGCTCGCGTTTGTTGTAGACTCGCAACTGTTCGCTGGTCAGCGTCGAGAACTACCACCGACGCAGAATCAAGCGCCCCAGTGTCTATCGTCTTGAGGCCGCCAGTGAACACTCCCCGCTCATCTTCATAGCCGGTCACAACCCACGCCTTGGTACGTCCGTACCAATCCAGCGCAATCACGGCAACCTGCGGCGGTTTGCCGTCAGAAACGATGAATACCTTGTTCGCGCCAGATTTGCGCACGATCTTCCCGCGCTTAATCAACTCTGGCAGCTTGGTCAACATTTGTGGATGTTTTTGCGCGATGTGCGCCAAGCCTGTTCGCGCATCGCCATAAACCAAATCGATAGTTCCCAGCCCCTGGCGCTTCCATACGGCGTGCGCGCTGCCTTTTTTCTCTTTCAGCAGTCGCTCGATTGCGCCTTCGGGGTCATTGGCATACTCGGTGAATACCGGCTCAAGCGTATTTTCCCCTGCCCTATCCAGCACGGCATCCGCAAACAGCAGAACATCACCATTTGCTTCGCCGAAAATCGCATCCAGCAACGCCGTGTTTCCTGCTGCTTTCTCGAACACCTTGGCGTCCCGAATCGCCGCAAACATCCGGTCGAACGCCTGATTGATGCGCGTGCGTTCGTCTCCGTCCGGGTACGGTTTCCAGCCCTTATCTGAATCCGGGTCTGTGTGGTATTTGTTGTCGGCGTAGACGCTCAAGTAATCGTTGCGGCGGTCTTCGCTGGCAAGGCGGTCTTCCAGCCATGACTGAAAAGCCCGCGCGGCCATTTCCTCTGTACTGGACCAGTATTTGCCTTCGACGCCACCGTCCAGTACGGCGGCTTCCCGCGCAAAACTGGATACAGGCCGCCCGGTATCGAGTTGTGCCATGGTTTCGCCCGCCTTGGCGTAGAACGCCGCCGCGAGTTTGCGCCATTCTTTGCGGTTTTTTTCAATACGCCGGTTGCTGGACGTGCCGAAAAATTCATCCACTGCCAGCACCGCCGCTTGCGCACTGCCTGCTTCCTTGATGGCTTGAGCGATTGAATTACGCGGCTCGTCGATGTTGGCATGCGCCATTCTGATGTCGCTATCCGAAAACGTGATACGTTCGGGCAGACGGACATTGCCATCCAGTAGCGCACCGCGCAATTCAACGACCGCATCCCGAATTTCGCCAGGCGGCAGAAGATCGGGATTTGTCGTCACAAAGTCTTTTTTGCCGCCACCGACTTTCTGGTTGACCAGTTCGTGCAGGATATTGTCGATGGCGTGAAAGACTTCATGCCCCAGGCTGCCGCCACCGCCCATCTTGGTCAGGTTGATGACGCGGTGTACGGGTTCGTAGTGCGCCCGTGCGGCGTTTTTACCGCCTGTGCCGCGTGCACCAAATGCCATGCCCAGCCGTCCGCCAAGGCCGAGTGCGGAGACCTCGATACCCAGCATGTCGGCCATATCGGACATTGCGCCCGCTGTCTGTTCGACGTGGAATTTGGCGCTCGCCGGGTCTTTCAGCACCCAATTACCAGACTGTACGTCGCGCAAGCCCAACATCTCTTTTAGGGTCTGGGTCGAATTGACCGATACGGGCGTGCCGCCGCGCCGTTCAAATTGATCGGCGACACGCAGTTGGAAATTGATTTCACTGCTTGTGGTGCCGCGTGGCGTCGATGAACGCTCCTTGTCTGACCACGACCAATCGGCGATTCTCCCGAGCTTGGCATTATGCGCATAGGTATTAAACGGTTTGGAGCCGCCCACATAGCGATAAAACAGCAGTTTCATAAAACGGTCGCCAAACGTGCGCCAAGATCGCGTCGCCTGGTTTTCCACGGCATTGCGTTTTTTCGCCTCGCGCATGATGTCGAGACGTTCATCCCAGATGGCCTCACGCTCCTTTTTCAACGCCGAAATCCGTGGTGCTATTTCTTGCTTGATGGCTTCAAATTGAGCGGTCAAAGTATCGACTTTAGCTTGCGCATCGGTATGCGCACGTAAATATTCGTCACTCAATCCCTCGCCTCGCTGCGCACGTTGCTTGATTGAGTGTTCGACGGCAGACAAATCGATCTTCGCCTGTCTGACCAAAGCATCTATTTCATGTACTTGGCCACGCAAGCGCAAAATATCTGCTGTTTTCTCGGTTTCTTGCTCGCCCAGCAATTCATACTGCTCCGTTTCATCCGATAGCAGGGTCGTTCCGTCCAATTCGTCGCGGATTTCGTCCAGAACGCCCAGCACATCATCCACGGTCTTGACCGATTGCAGACGGTCGCGGATGGATTCCAGGCCGATGGCGTAATCCCGGCGCGTATCTGCGGTGTTCGGGTCTGGCGTGGGCGCGATGCTGGCGTAGATTTTGTCGATCAAAAACCCTGCGCCGGGTTCCATGCCGCCGTCTTTCAATGCCTGCCAATCGGTTTTGCCAAACAGATTCGCTTTGGTGACAAGTTCGCTGGCCTGTCGCGGGTTTTGCTCGATGGCGTCAAAATCGATGTCGCTGGCACGCAATCGCTGGCCGCTCTTTCGTGCGTCGGCAATCTGGCTGGCGGCTTTTTCCTTGCGGCTGTCGGCGATATATCCTGTATCGCGGTAGCGATAATTCGGGCTGTTTGGGTCGTCTGACAGGCCATCGTCTCCCGTGGGCGCTGCTACAGCGCCCAATTGCATGCGAATCTGGTTGGCGCGGGCAACTTGTTTTAAACGCGCCAGCGCATTGGCCGCGCCTTTCAGCCCCACTTTGATGCGGGCAAGTTCGCCGTTCAGTTTCAAACGCACCAACGGGCTAGTTGTCTGCGGATCAACATTTGATGGCATGGCGGATTATTCCTTGCGTCCGGGTTCGATGATTTCGCCGAAATAGTGATAATGCAGCATGCCGTTGATAATCAGCCGATGTACGCGGTTTTGAGGTGCGTGCCAGTCGCGCTCGGCTAGACTGGAATCAGCCAAAATCAGGAACGCGCCGTGTATGCGTTTGGCGCAGACGAAAGCATCGGGCATGCCCTGATAAAGGGTCGCACCAAACTGTCCGCACCGCGTCAATATTTCCAGCAGTAGCGGGTCGGCGCTGTTGGCTGCGGGTTCGTGAATCGCAATCGCGCCTTTGCCGGTCACGGTAGGCACTTGCAATTGCCACTGACTGGCTCCAATCGCCCCCGCAATCTCGACGGCTTCACGCGCGGCATTGGACGGCCACGGTGCAGGTTTGCAGCGTAGCGGGCTACCTTCAAAGCCGTCCACAACGATGCTGTATTGCGGCTGCATCAACCAGGTGGATGCAAGGTTCTGTATTGCCATGTTTCTTACTCCAAGTTTTCGGTGGCTGCCAGCATCGCGGCCTGATAGGCGTCAACCGCGCGAACGAACAGCGCTTCAATTTCGGGGTCGCCCTGAACGGGCAGGTACGCCGCCTCCATCTCATCGGCCAGTTCGGGGGCGAGAATGTCGGGGACAGTGCCGTCGATGATGTTCTGGAACAGCGTGCGGGCGCGTGTCAGTTCGCCTTCGCTGGCGGCCTTTTCAGGTGAAACAGACTGTTCAGGGATTGCCCCTGACGGCGCATCGGGGCTTTCTTTTGCGTTATCATCTCCCTGCGGGTTGGGTCGAGAGGGGTTGCTTTGCACCGGCTCAAGTTCATTGGTGACAGTGCTTGACGTCTTGTCGCCCCCACCACCTTGATTCGTGGCATAATTTTCCTGCCCCGCAACCGCTGGCGAGCCTAAGAAGGGGGTCGTCGGATGTGTAGGCCGCTCGGAGATTACCTTCGACGGTTCATCGGGGCTTTTTTGCGCCTTGAATTTTCCTGCATCATCGGTAAACGCCGTTACCAGCCACGTTTTTTGTTCGCCATCCCAATCAAGGCGGATAGTCGCCACTTTGGACGGTTCGCCGTCCTGCACAATGTAGCTACGCGGTAAGCCTTTTGCGTCACGCACCAATCGACCCGTGCGCAAGACCTCGGGAATGCGTGCCAGCATTTCGGGATGCTTGACCTCAATGTGCCGCAACCCCATCCGCTCATCGCCATAAACAAAGGCGATATTGCCAAGCTCGGGATGCACGAAGGCATCCGGCACTTCGCCCCGTTTTTCGGCCATGATTTTGTCAATCGCGGCTTCCGGCTGGTTGGTGTAGCCGTGGAAGATTTCGCCGAATGCGCCGGTTTCCGTACCGGTCGCTATCGCCTCGGCGTCCGGGTTGGCTGCAAGGCCAAGGGGCGTTTCCCCGGATTCCGCCTCATCCTCCCATCCGCCATCCTCCAACTCGCGCAGCCGCTCGCCGGTCTTCGTGTCTACCACCTTGAGGATGCGGATGTTCCAGCCGTCTTCTTCTTCGGTTATACTTGCGTCCATAGTGAGCAAGGGAGAGGAAGTCGATCTGGGCTTGGTTGTTGGCTCACTAGGCACCCCTAGACCTCGGAACACCTCTTCGCGGGACAATGGCACATCTAGCACATTGCTGGATGTGCCATTGTTTTGACTGTTGACAGAATCAAGATTCTGTGTTTCAATTTTTTCGTCGGCGCTTGCGCTGGCACCCGAAGGCTCCCGGCCCATGTCAAGAACGTGGTGTCCCGGAGCCTTTCTTTTTTTCCAAGACTTATTGAGTGAATGATTCAGACTGTAGGCCACATATTCAAATTGGCCGTCTACGCGCTCTCCCACGCCAACGCCTGCTGTCACAATCCTCGAATCAATTTCAACCTCTTTGATAAAATGGTGAAAAGCCACGTAATCATCAGCACGTTCTTTGTAGAGAGATTCCTTACCTTCGTACTTGCCAGTTTTCAAAATATCAGGAACGTGCGGCACAAGTTTCGACATAAGATCATCTTTCCTTGCGTCACCACGAATTTTGTGCCAACTGCTTCCCAACAGATGCACATCCCCTATCACCGTCTTGACGATTTTGCCCTGTAACTCGGTTTTGTAGAAAGCCTTGGCAGCCTCAAACCCGTTACCGTTCGCTTCGTTCAGATATTCGTCGTAGGGTTTGGTCGGAGCGGTAAATTCCTGCGTTTCCTGCGTATCTTGCCCTGCCGTTTCTGATTTGGCTTGTGCTGGATTCTCTTCTTCGCGGGACTGTTCCGCCAAAGGTGCAAGGTCAAAGACCGCACGCCATTCGTTTTCGCCCTCTACTTGTCCGCGCTGCTGTATGACGGCGGCATGCTTGCGCGTAAGGTAAGCAATCACGTCTTCTTTCACATCACCGTCCGGCCAGGAATTGATACCATTGGCTGGATTAATTTCTTTTCCGTTTTCCTGCACGCGGACAGCCCACAGGCGTTTTCCGATCCAGTTTTCTACGGGGAAAGCCTGAAATTTCACGGTACCAATGGTGAATTCATCGTTTGCTTCTTCCGTTTCAGGCAGCCTTTCCGTTGCATCGGCGTCGGCCTTAAGTAAAGATTCCGGCGTTTCCCTTAACTTAGCCTCTTCGTTAGTTAAAGAAGTGATGTTTTCTTTACCTTGTGCTTGTTCGTCTTCGGATTGCGATTGCGGTTTTTCCTGTCCTAAGCCCAAATCTCGCTCAATTTCGTGCAGTTTATTGAAAAGTAAATCTTCGGCCTTGCCCATATCATAGTTTTTGTACTGTTGCGGCGTAAGAGTGTTCCCGAATTCAGCAGTGATACGGTCGGATTCGATGTAAGTTTTGTCGTTACCTTCGTACTTCGCCGCTAGCACGGAATCGCGCAAGTGTTTCAGAACGCCAGGGGTCAGAATCTTGGTGTAATCCACTTGATCATCAGGCACTGGTTGCGATTTCGCCCGTTCCTGCGCCTCTTCCCATTCCAGCTTCGCCACTTCCAGTTCGTTTTGTGCAGATTTCAACTCGCCTTCCAGTTGCGTGATTTCTGTTTTCAAATCCGCGATGGTCTGCATGCGCTCGGTGCGTTTGGCGTTGGCGCGTTGGAAAGCCGCGCTGTTCTTTTCGGCTAGCCGCATGATGCGCCGCGCGACTTCGCGCACGTTCAAATCCGCACCGCGCTCGGGCGCAACGACGATAGTGATGTCTTTTTTGTTCAGCAGCCACTTCCACGAAATAACCTCATCGGTCGGGGCCATCTTGCCCGGCGTCGTGTCCGGGTTGTGGAAATAGATACTGACGGTCTGGCCGTCAGACAATTCAAAAATCGCCGCCACGTTGGCGACACCGCGCTGCTTGAACGGCTGCGTCACCTGCATGGCGACGGGTTTGACCTTGTCGCCCGTGCGCTCCATGATGCCGCGCAGGATTTCCATGCGGCGTTCCAATCTGGCATAGGGCGATACCAGCGCGTCCAGGCTCAATTCGCCGTCGCTGTCTTCCATGATGTCGTGTGCAGTGACGGCATCCATCAGCAGGTTCTCGCCCGCGTCCGAACGGCGGATGTCGTACAGGATGTGGTCGAGCGTGCCATCATGGGGCTGCGCGTCGCTGTTCCAGTAAACTTTTCGGGTCATGGCTTCCAGTCCTTCGTGAGGGAGGTCGTCGGGGCGCAAGGCGCGGCGCATGTTGCCGTGCTTGAGCCACCATTTCAGTTGCGGGATTGAGACGGGGACAAGGCTGGCAAGGCCGCGCCAATTGCGGTCGTAGCTGTCCAGATAGGCGCGACGCGCTGACGCTTCGTCGGGGAAAGCCAACATGACCTTCACTTCGTCGAAGCGCCCGCCGATGTTCTGGTTGATGACGTAGGCGCGGTCAGATTGCGGATACGGGCCGATGAAGCAATCCACCTCGTCGCCGTCGTTGCCCTTGGTGCCGCAGATATAGCCGTAGTGCGCCGCCACGCGGCTCACCCAGCGTTTGCCTGTCTTGGCGTCCACGCCGGTGCGGTAGCTGTTGCGCGGCTGTTCAATGGCGAGCGCCAGCCCGTACAGGGTGACACGGCCTTTCCTGTAATTGCCCGCCGCGCACTGCGCGTCAGACGGTGCGGCTTGCCCGTTCATGCCAAACGCACCGCTGTGCGCGGCATTTTCGATGTTCAGAAAGGTGGCGTCATCGTTCATCCAGGCATGGTATGGCTCGGATGGCGACGGCACGTTTTCCGCCATCAGCCACCCGCAAACACATTACCCGAGCCGCTGGCAACCGCGCTGCCGCAGGCTATCGCGTCGCCGATGCGCCCGAGCGGTTTGCCGTTGACAAAGACCGTACTGGAGCCGTTGGCCAGCACCGAATCGTGGCAGCTTGGGCCGCAGCAGTGGGTTTGCCAGTGGTCGCCGACGCGGTGTGCGCCCAGACTGTTGACGAACACATCCGGCGATGCTTCGTCGTTGGCGCGTGGCGGGAAGCAGCCGTGACCGGTGCAGGTATCCCCCAATCTAGCGACGGCGGGCATGGATGGCCTCCTTGAGTGCGTCGCGGCCTGGGTCGTAATTCGCCCAGACGCGCAGGATGAAGTCGGCGCTGTGATGCTGGATAACGCCGGTTACGGTGTCGGTGCAGTGTGCTGTGACGCGCAGCGTCCAGTCTTTGGTGCTGGCGGGGTTGGGGAGGTAGCGAATGACTTCATCGGCTTCATCGGGCAGGTCGGCGAAGCTGGCGCAGTGGCCGGTAACGCGCTGGATTTGGTATTCGATGTCCACGGGCGGGAATGCTCGGGTCAGTGCATCGGGCGCAGAGACGATAACGCCGTTGGCGCTGGTTTGAATGTGTAGCCCTGACAGCGGTTCCGTGCCGATGATTTCGCAGTCGTAGCCTGTGACGGTCAATTTCTCCTGTTCGCCGTCGATATTTTCATCGCCATCATCCACAGCAACAACCGCTGCAATCGGGCCTTCCGTCCAGACTTCATCGGCCTGTACGTCATGCCAAGGGATGATTTCGGGGTCGGGCGTCCAGGTCAGCGGCATGGCCTGTGTTGTCCAATTCAGGGGTTCAGGTCTATGCGCGGGGCGCGGATGGTGACGCTATCAGGCGTCATGATGATTTCTGATGCCCCCACGGCCAGCCGTAGCGTGCCGTCAGCCAACATCTCGATGTTCTTGTGATGCCAGCGCCGCCAATCAACACTGTTCCCGGTTTGCGGATTGCGCCAGCCTGTGATGATGGGATAGCGCGGGTCGCAGCCGATAAAAGCAATCCACACGGTATCGCCTGGCAGGATTTCTACTTCCGTTTCAAACTGGCCGGAACGGGATTTGTCTCCGATGCTGTACTCAATCTCGGCTTCGGGCAACACGTCGCCGCCGTCGGTCAGTCCGGGGATTTCGACGCGGCACGTCCGGCGGGACTGGTCGTAGCTCTTCACAATCGCCGGATAACGTCCAGGCATGAGGCCGTATTCCATCACGCCTCCAACGCGCCCAACCACAGGCGGGTTGTGGTGTCCGACACGCCGCCGTCGTCAGTGCCGCTGGCAAAGGCGTGCGCGGCGGTGATGACGGCGAGCTTTTCGCCTCCCGCAAAGGCGATCAAATCCCCCGCGCCGATGCGGGCGTTGAAGCTGATTTTCATCTTCTTGCGATACACCAGGCAGCGCGTCATGTTGCGCAAGCGCTGCACGTTCTGGAACGGCGCGTAGCGCACGGTGCGCGGCTTGTCGCGTGCGCCGAATACCGTCGTGCCCAATGCGTCCAGCGAGAAAAACCACGGCACTTCGTGACGCTCAACAAAACCGCCGTCCACGTTGTCCGAGGCGTTATCGGGCAGCGTCATGACGGGCTTTTGCTTGAACAAGTCGGGCAAGCGCACGAATTGCAGTCGTCCGGCTTTCCAGCGCACCGCTCCGCCTTCCTCTTGCAGCACGCGGGCGATGTGGAAAGTCGGCGTTTCTCCCACAGGGCAATAGAAACGCGGCACGGGAAAGTCGGCGTCTACGGCTTTCAGGGTCGCCCCCGCCGCCCGGTAGATGGCAGAGAGTGCCGCGTTTTCTTTGATGATGGCGCGGCTGCGTACATAGGCCACACCCAAACACGGTTCCAGCAGCGCCGTGATGCGGTGCGCCGCCACTTCGCGTTTGTCCTGCACCATGCGGCTGGCCGTGCGCACGGACTTGACGATGTGCAAGGCTTCGCCACTGGCCAGCGAGAGTTTGCGCCCTTCGGCCAGCAGTCGGTCGAGTTCGTCGTTATCGTCGCCCGCGCGGATGTCGGCTTCCAGCGTGACCGGAACCGGTGCCAGGTCAGAGCGCAGCACGGCGGATTTGATCAGGTCGCCGCGTAGCTGTTTGCCGTTCTCAAGAAAGAGAATCATGGCGTATGCCTACACGGTGACGACGGGGTAAAAAAATGCCTTGCGTGGCATGTCCGCTTCAATCTGGGTAATTTCGGCGGCGACTTCGCTGGACGAGCGCCCGAATGGGTCTGCGCCCATGCCGCGCGAGGCTTCCAACTGGATGGCGGTTTCGCGCTCCACATAGAGCAAAAACAGCGGGCGAATCAGCGCCCATTCGGATGTGGTGATGGTGGTTGTACCGGCGATGTCTGGCGGCGTTGCCACGCCGTCATGCACACGCAACGCGGCAAATCCCGCGTAGTAGCGGGTTGCTGCGACGGCCTGCGCCAATACCGCCGCATCATCGAGCAGGTTTCCGGCGGGTCGTTCGTCCTTGGCGAAGGTGTCCGCCAGTTCAGCCAGCGTGCTCATCCGCCCATCAGCCTATCAACGATAATCGCCCGAGTTGCCGGGGATGATTTCGCCGAAATAATGGAAAAACAGCGTGCCATTGAAAATCAGCGGCTGGCTGCGGTTTTCCCAATCGCGGTCGGGGTTGTCCAGTTGAATAAAGGCATCGACGATGCGCTTGGCGCGCAGGAATTTTTCCGGCGTGCCTTCGTAAATCTTGGCGTTGAAAGTGGCCTGTCCGTTGGCAATCAGATTGACCATCATTTGGTCGAGATGTCCGGCAATGGTCTCGAACATGCCGATCTGGCCTTGTTGGGCAACTTTCAATTGCTGCGGCTGCCACATGGTCGCACCCAGCGGCGTAGGCACTTCGATTTCCCCTGCGGGCGAGATTTCCGGCCACGGCGCTTGCTTGCACAGCAGCCAGTTGCCCTCGAAGCCTTCGATCTCAAAGGCAAAGTCGCTGGATACGACTTTCGCGCCCATCGCGCGGTTGGCGTCGTGAAAGCCTTTCAGATAGGCGGTGTTGGAAACAGTCATGGCGTGTCCTTTGTGGCCGATTTTGTGGCGAATAGCAATGTCAGAATGGTGCTGGCACTGTACGGCGCGCTCCGAACACAGCGGCGTTTCGTTTTCCGCTTTTTCTGCGGTTCGTGGACCGATTTTCCGGACGGCATGTGCTCGTGCAGGGACTGTTGTAGTAAAC